TATCTCATTTTTTTAAGTCATCCAAACAAGCAATAAGTTTTACGATGTGATAGTTTTCTTTGAAATGCTCTGTGTTATTCAATTCCTCATAGGCATCTTCTATTGTAAGGTAAATGACTTGATTGGTCTTGTGTAAATCAGCATAGACCTTACCATCCTGCCTCTTCAACATAATCACATAGAATTCAGTCATTTCAGTTCCTCTTCTACTTTTTCAATCTCAAAGATAGCATTTAGAAACTCCAAACCATACTTAGCAACCACAAATGCATCTTTATCCTCAAAGAACCGATCACCTATGGTTCTCATATCATAACCTTCTTTGTGTTTATCAAAGAAAGCAACGACACAACAAGTTTCACCGTGAGTTTGAGGATACCACTTGACGAGTTCATACTTTTGATTGCATTTACTCCAACGGAACTCTACATTACGAAATCTCATGCGTTACAATCCTTTTTTGGGGTTGTCAAAGTCAACTTCCACATTGGTTCTGCCAGTGTAGAACAGGATTCCATCCCTGTCAACCACTTTGTCCTTCGTATGATACCACTCATCAAAGATACTAATGTCTCCCCTCACCACCAGTTCTTCATTTTCTACTTTATACTCACAATGTTTATCACTTCCTAACACCGTGGCATTTGATGGGCATATATTTTTAACTCTTTGAACTTCATCCATTGATTTAAATGTATGAGTGATTGCAAATGGCCCGATCTCACTCATACCCCAAACGGAAATAAACTTTGCACCTCTAGATACAAATCCTTCAACAATATCCCAAGTTACAGGTTCAGAACCACAAGAAATTGTAATACCAGAAAAGTCCAAACCATCAAAACTTTTTGTCTTCATGATGAGTTTAGCGTGTGCAGGACTTACAATACTATGCGTATAATCTTTTATTTCACGAACAAACTGATACGCATTAAATTGTTCAATTTTAATTGCTGCACCGATTTCATATGCAGGCAGAGTTTGAGCAAACAATCCTCCTGCATGAGTCATCTTCATAATCGTATAGATTCTACTTTCACTTGTAATACCCTGCACCTTTCTTGCAACTTCATTTGCAGCTTTGATCTTCGCAGGTGGTTGAAAATATGGTTTAGCTTCTCCAGAAGATCCAGAACTATAGATTGTGATTCCTTCTTGAATAATCGTATCGTAGTCCATGTTACCTAAAGTATTTTTCTGTATATTTTACTACTTTCTTTGCAAGTTTATAAGGAGTAAAAGGAAAGATAAAAGGCAAAAATGCATGAATCAATCCAGTAAATGCTGCAGCAAACAATAATGCCACAAGATAAAGGGCTATAATTAGATGTCTAAAATAACCCGATTTAACTTTAGTTAGGTGATTGAAATCAATCACGAATAATACTCCGACTCATCAAATGTAAAGTATTCATGAATTGCAGACATCACTGCATCCTCAATAGCATCTTTGATACTTTCTTCAGAAGGATTCTCTACATGTTTATGAGCACGATGCCATCCCCGTTTGACACCTTCCTCAACTGCAATATCAAGTATGTGATAGATTTTGGGTTTCATAATGAGTTATCACTTAAATCCAAGTTTTTGCCATACAATTAGGAATGGACATACACCAGTAATTGCAGCAAGTGATAGTGCAATCGGTGGAATCCATAACACCCAAGAAATTGTACCCCAACCAGTTAGGGTGTTACCGATAGCTACAACAGCAGCAATCGAAAGAAATGTCATGCGATTTGCTGACACATTATTCTGTAGTTTCCGAATCAGTTTCTTCATCTTCGTTTCTCCATTCTTTTAATTCATCTTTTAATCTTTCCATCACCTCATCCATAGGATATGTTTTCTCTTTACCAGTATCAATATCTTCTACGAGTTGATGCAGGTAATCAAGAAACTCCTTAGGATAAGTTTCATCTAAGTTAATAGAAGTCCAAAACCAATTATAACATTCTTCGTAAGGATCGTCATCTTTTAGTAGAGCATAGTTCTCATAATTTTCACTGATGAGATCTCTCCACATCTTAAAGTTATTCCAGATTTCTCTCCAACCAGTTTGGAAACAATGTCCGAAATAATACTCAAACCAGTTTAGTTTCTTCGCCATCTTTACCTCTGTTTAGTTCATCATCACTCAAATGACCCCAATCCCAAGTACGGGAAAGAACATCAATATCAAACCCAAACTTATATGCCCAGAAAAGAATACCTAGAGCAGTTCCACTACCAGAAGTAATCTGAATGTAGGGCCAACTTGTGTAATCATTCCAACTTACAGAGAATTGGAAGAGAGATTTATCCTTTAGAAACTTGGGAAAATGTCTACCAGTATTCAGAATCTGAATGTAATATTCATGGCCAAAATCATAACGATAATTGAATTTAATCAAGTTCATTAAAAATCATGCGTAAGGATTGAATTTCTTTTCTACTTCTTGTCTGTGTTGGCGTTCATAATCTGCCATGTGAGACAATTCTCCATGAACATGTCTGCGATGTCTCATACCCGCAAGAGCACTTGCTTTAGTATTCGCAATACTTTTCTTTGCAGCAAGTTCTTTTTGTTGTTGTGCAAGTTCAATCTGTTCTAGAAATTGTTGAAATGTTTTCATTGCACTTATCTTTTTAGTTATTTATTTTAATTGCAACCAAACACCGCACCACCCACGGCCGCACCCACAGGCACCGCCCACCACCTTCCATCACCTCTTGATAGTGCAGCACCTACACCGCCTCCCAGAAGTGCGCCTAGTGCGCTCTGCGTAGGATTACAATAACCGCGGCCATAATAATTATTCCCATAATAGCCATTTCCGCGTGGCTGATAATTGACGGGTCCATTTCCGCAAGGGACTTGGTATGACTGAGTAGAAACATTTCCTTGTACATAATTACCATACCTATCATAGTAACCAGGATTATAAACCTCACGATACTTTGTGCAGATTTGATAATCATTAACCTGTTGTGCTTTTACAGGTATTGAAAACAGGGATGCAACTAGTGGAAGTAGAAGAAGTTTCTTCATGAGTTTGAGGTGTTTGACGCCACGATAACAGGTATTTAGTGACTTGTCAAGCGTTACCACAAAGACATTGGGCATTCTGATGCTTCAAATTTCCATTTCATTTGCATGTAACAACCGCAGAGATAACATCTTTTACTATCTCTATTGAATTGAGAACAATCGTTGCAAGTTTCTTCTCTTTTTTTATGTTTCTCATCAGAAACAAAAATACCATCTCCAGCAACAATATTCTGTCCAACAGATTCAGCAAATTCTTTGAAATGTTTCATCTGTTCCCAAAAGTCTGGATATTGTTTTGGATCTATAAATTCTGGTGTTGGATTCTCCATTCTAAACAAATAAATTAATTGTAAGATAAAAAAAGGGGAATTGTCAATCTTGACAAAGCCCCTTAATTCTTTTTATAATAACTCTGTGGAAGTTAAAGATCAGTCTTTAGCTTCTTCTGAAGGTGGTGCGGGAATCTCTGTTCCTAAAGCATTCAGAGCTTCTAATGCTCCTTGGATTTTAAGAAACTGTTCTTTTTTGATATTGAACTGTTTCTCAAGTTCCATTAGTTCGTTTCTAAGGACATCAGCTTGTTTTACAAGTTGTGATGCCATATCATCTCTTTTCAGTGAATCGTCAGCCATAAATTTCAGTAAAGGTGAACTCTAACAATTTTATTTAGTACCCTTTAATTCGTCAAGTTCTGCACGAAGTTCGGAGATTTCGCCTTTGAGTTCTTTAATGGATTCAATTAGAACAGCAACGATGTTTCCATAAGCAACTGACTTCATACCATCTTCTTTAGTATGAACAACATCTGGAAGGACTTTTTCTACTTCTTGTGCGATAACGCCAATTTGATGTGCTTCAATATCTGTACGATCATATTCAACACCACGAAGTTGAGTAACTTTATCTAAAGCATTCTCAATCGTTTTGATATTAGTTTTGATTCTTTCATCAGAGTTTGCAGTTACCTCTCCAGCAGCAGCAATATTTCCAGTATTATCTATTGTGAAAATTGCTGTGTTGGAACTTCCTCTAAATTCATAACCATTCGCTGGAGATCCAAAAATTGTTTGACCACTTGTTGCCAAGTACAGTCTATTTGCAGAGTCATCACTTGTTTGCCATACATTTGTTTCCCCTCTAAAGAAGTAGGTACTATTTCTTCCATCCAGTAGATCTGCGTTCAAGTTAGTACATACTGTTGTGGACTGCACTGTAATTGGAGCTGTTCCAGTAGGAATTGCAGATCTGAATAGAGCAGCAGTAACAACACCAACAGGATTTCCAGTTGCACCATCACCACAATGAATCAGGGTAATTTTATCAGATTGTCCAAAGTTGGTGATAATACCTGCATTGGCAAAAATACCTTGACCAGAAGAACTTCCACTTAACCACAAACTTGCACCAACTTGTGCATTTAGATACTTGAGAGTTCCACCAGTAGCACCAGAAGCATTTCCACTTAGAGTTGTAATAATACCGCTGTTAATATAACCGGTTGGAGCACTCATGTAATTGGTAATTACTGAGTTTGTTGTAAATCCAGTGTTAACATAAGCTGTTGGAGCTCCAAACCAACCATCAATTGTTGCACCCAAATATCCAACAGAAGGAACGATAAGGGTGGTTACAATTCCAGTATTTACATATACACTTGTAATGCCAGCAGTTGTACTTTTGAAGTTAGTAATAATACCAGTATTGATTGTAGCGAGAGGAGTTGCAAGGGCAGTATTAGCTCTGACTCCTGTAATAAAGGCATCAGTACCATTAATTGTAGTAATTGTGCAAGCAGTACCAGTAAGTGATGTAATGATACCGACATTCATCATAATTTGACCAACTGTTTCACCAACTCCAGCATTTCCAAGACCACCAAGATATCTGGTACGAATTGCTGTAATGATACCTGAAGTGATATAAGCCTCTGTGGATACTGAAAGTCTGCCAGCATTCAGATTATTAACAATCATGTTTGCTGCAGTAATTACACCAGTATTTGCAACTAGGTTATTAACTACTAGTGTTCCAGCAACTGTAGAAACTCCACTATAAGTAGAGTTAAAGGACTCTCCGAAGGTTACTTTTGCGGTAGTAAATGTTGCGGCATATCCAGTAACTTCTAAGTTTTGGAATTGTGCAATAGTGTTTGCATTTGCAGTAAGTATTGTGTAGTTTGTTCCAACTCCAGCAAATTTAATTGTGGAATTGAGATCAATAACATCGAAAGCAGCATTTCCAATCGCCTGAGCACCAGCGAATGTAACAGCACCACCAACATAAAGATTCTTGACCTTTAATGTTCCATTAACTTCAACAGCATCACTGAAGTTATAAATTCCTGAACTTTGTCCAACACCAATCTGATCTAATTTTAGATAATCTCTATCTTTATCTTGGGAAATCATTCCCCAACGACGCCAATCACCATCAGCATAAACATGTCCAATAAATCCACCTGGATCTGGAGTTGCTAAGAATGAAATATCACCAGATCTCTTAGCTTCCGTTGGAGTTGCAATACCAACTGTAAGTAGTTTTGGTTGAGACGCAACACCTTTAATGTATAAATCTCTAGTTTCTAGTCCAGCATCAGCGGTACTTGTAAGTTTTTGTGTGAAATTAACTGGGCCATAGAACTGGGAAGTTTGGTTATTATTTTCACCACCTTCAACAGTGAGTCTTTCTTTAACAACCAAGTCATCAAATACACCACTATTTCTTCTCTCTACAGTTTCTCCTTCATCTCCGAAGAATGTAACAACAGGAGCATCAATAGTTTCTTCTTCACCAGTTGCACCGTTGATCTTAGTAGCACCAGAATAGAATTCACCTCTGTCATTCATACCTGTATAAACAACAGTACCACCATCTTGTTCTCTAGCTTGAGATACTAGAACTTCTTCATTACTCAAGATACGATCTTGTTTTACAGGTAAACCAGTTGAGTAGTTACCAGGACCATATCCAAGATACTCAAAGGTATGTCCAGATGCACGAAGAATAGATGGTCTACGAATCTCCATTGGGAGAATACGAATCTTTCTAACTATTGAACCAGTTTCACTTGCAGAAGCAGTAGTAGAAAATTGTCCTCTAATAACAGAGAATACATTTGACGCAGCATCACTTACTAGTCGAATAATTTCTGAATTTATACTAATATAATCTCCCTTTTTGAATCCATTTGCATTTGTTAAAACAATCGATGTATCAGTTGAAGTAATTGGATTTGCTAATGTAGTGCTAACTCCAACATATAATAAGTTACCTCTCCCTCCAAGATTTTCTTCACCTAAACCTAAAGCTCTTCCGTTTGCAGAAATAGCAGATTTTTGAATGGTTACTCCAGTTAGATTCCAAGTCTGTGTAACAGTAGTAATTCCAGAATAGAATGAGAAAGATGTAATTCCGAGTGTTTCATTAACAATGAACTTTTTAGAGAAATATGTATTACCAATTCCTACAAGTTTAAAAGAATTTCCCGAAAGTAGTCCATGACCTTCGGTGCAAATAACCGTTGCAATACCTGCAACTTTATTATGTGTAATGGTACTTACACCGATACCTTTTGCAGATAAGTATGCAATAGGTAATCTGTCATCATTTCTAGTTCTAAAGTTAGTAGATGGCACTCCATTTTCAATTAATATCGAAACACTTCTGGATGATGGGACATCTACAATTTTAAATGTACCATTCATGGTTGGTTCCATGAATCCACTCAAGTCTAAAGAATCACCAATATTATTATTAATTGCTGAAACTTGTACGAAAGAATAAATTGTTGGAGGACCAGCTGGATCTGGAGATACCGACATAGTATTTCCAATTGCATATGCACTACCACCATCCACAATTTCTACGGATGCAATTGTATTTGCTGCGGATACAACTACTTTTGCTGACGCATTTTTTCCAGGTAGAGATGCATTAAGTAACTCTGAAGAATAGATTGTACTTGTAACGCCAGCGTTGTTGTTATATCCTGCTCCAGGATTGAGTAGAGTTACAGATTTTACTGAATTTAAATTATGTTCAATATCAGTGAATATAGTAACCGTGGTGTTACCAGCACCACTTACTATGGCTCCAGTAATCGCATATCCAACCCTGTTATTTTCAAAGAAGTAGTTTAAAGCTTCTTTGGTTATAGAATTTTTCTTATCACTTGTTCTAACAATACCGAGAGGAGACAACTCAGCATAACTTACTGAAGGTGCTGGGTCTGAGTTGTAGTTATCTCTATCAATTTGAGGAAAAAGATTCTTTACATCTTGATTAAAGTTTCTATCACTTATACCAAATCCAATTGTTTTAGTTGGACTAATACTACCAGATAAAACAGTAATATTGTAGATACCATCTTGACCACCAGCACCAGGGATAAGTGGTTTAACTTCAGTACTTCTGTAAATGAAGATACTATCTCTTGACTTTTCTTTTTCAATGGTCGGTAGAGCTTCAACCTGTTGTTGAGTAGATCTTTGGTTTACCTGATTTAAAAATGTTCCTGGATCTGAACCAATTCCTACAGAAAACTCTCTAGGATTTGGTACTGTTTGAACTACAAAAGATCCATTATAAGATTCTACAGAATCATTTGAACTTACCACATTAGATATTTTTACAGTATCACCTACTTGTAGATGGTGAGGTAGTTCAGTTTTTATATTAGCGCTTCCACCAGCATAAGAGGCGGTAGTGATAATTTTAGGATTTCTTAACTGAATTACATCAGACAGTTGAGATGATAAGTATGATGCACTAGTAATTCCTGTTGTCTTTGATTCTTGAAGAACAAATCCATCGGTTGGTGGACGAGCATTTACAAATTCTTTTGGAATAACATAACGCAGTTTATAAACTCTATCATCTAAACCTCTGTTATCTACTCTTCTTGTAACAAATGTAGATCCGGTTTGATTTCCTAGTAATGTTGTTCCAATACCCACAATACCATCATAGATTGTATTGTCAATAGAAATTGGGCTAGTTTGAACATACCATTGTTTCTGAGTATCATCGTATTGAATTGGATGACCAACTTCTCCAGGAGACTTGTCGGACACAAAGCTAGTTATTTCTAATCTTCCTCCACCATTTGAAATTCCTGTAATGGTATTTCCAGAACTAGAATCATTAAGTGTTGATGCTAATTTGATTTGATTGGCACTTAATGATGTGGTATTTACATAATAGATTTTATCAGCAGATAAGTTTTCTGGAAGATCGCCATTATCACTAGTAACTCTTACTTTTTCTCCATTGAAAAATGTATGATTTGATGTGAGAGTTATAATATTTGAACTAATACTATTGATTCCAATTGCTCTACCAACAACGAATGTCTTTTTAGATGAGGTTCCAATTCCACTTGGAACTTGCATCAAAATTGGAGCTCTAAAGTTACTCTGTTGAGCACCTAGGATAATATTTAAATTCAGTTCTTCACCTTCCTTAGCGCCTATTCTATAGGAGTCAATCTGAGAAGGGGGTGGAACTGTTTTACTTTCATAACCAGCAATATAAAGTCTAGATGTAGTTGCTGCAGAAATGATTTTTGATACATCTAATGGTAACCAAGTAACATTAGTTTCCCTGTAGATTAATTCCCTAGGAGGAATGACATGCGTAATGTAACCAACATCGTCTCTATCGAATGATTCTGGTCTAAATCCAACCGCTTCTAAAGATACCGCACCAAAGTTGGAGTTTGAGTTTGTAATTGATTGGTCACCACCACTTTCCGCAACAAAATGTTTTGCATAACCAATAGCAAAAATCGAAACACACTGAATGATGGAATTATTGCTACACTTCATGTGTACATTTTCCCAGCCAGGCTTATAAATTGATCTGGAATTTGTGTGTAGAGGTTTTTCTGATTCAGCTACAGTTAGATTTTCGTTATAGATTCCTGTAGTTTTATCGTATAAAATAAAGGCATTATCATCCTTTTGTAGTGAAATACCAGTAAACTGAGCAGTCAACATGGATTTAAATCCAGTTGCTTTAGATCCATCTGCATGAAGACCGTTCATGCCATATACAGATCTCAATGTACATGCAAAGATATATGGAGAAGCTGATGAAACACTATCAGATTCTACAATTGTTCTTGCATTTAAAATTTGAGTTGATGATGGTAAAGCTATTACTGGAGTTGATGGAGCAACATACTGGAATACAGTATCACTAAGCACATCGCTGACTAAGAAAGATCCGTTATATTCATCAACACTGGTTGTAATACCACTAACAAGAACTGGTGTATCTTTAAATAGTCCGTGAGCAGTTGATGTAGTTACTGTGACTGTAGTCGTTGGCACAAGTCCATTACCAGCTTTGATGCTAGTAATACCAATAGGATCTGCACGAAGATCTCCAACAATTCTAAATTCATCTACAGATGGCTCAAAGTCGGAAATATTATTTACGGGATAATTGGGAATACCTCTTCCAGATGTATCGCCATAAGCATAAGTTACCTTATAATAAAACATTTCAAGGTCTGTAAGACCTGTTGATCCGTGGGATCCTAGGATAACCTCATTTACACCATCAGCATATTCAAATGCGGTTAGTTTGTGGTGAGAATAGTTTGGAACAACTTTTCTTCCAGTTGAATCTTTATAACATGCTCTTTGCGGATCTGCATCAAAAATCGTAAACGAGGTGAAGTAACAAGTACCAGTTACTCTAAAAATAGCCGATCTTTCTACCGAATCATTTAGAGGATCAGGTACATACATTGGACGAAGTTTGGTTTTTCTTAGATCCAAACCAACGATGGAAGTACCTCTAGGTAGAATTACACCACCATCAACTGAGTTATATTTGTGTAAATCATTGTCTTCATCAAAAATATCAAAGTTTGAATTTTCTGTAAATTCAGTTAGAGTTGCTCCTGTTGTAGTCCAAACACCATTTACATATCTTCTAAATTCTGCAGTTCCGCCTTGATTTGTAATTGAGTGCCCAGGTCTATTATCAATATAATGTACACCAGGATAAACTAGGATAGTCGTTGAATCAATTTTATCGTTATTTCTTCCTACTACATACGAAAATCTTGCTGCCTCAATTACCGCTCTCTGAATTGTTCTAAAAGGTCTTGTAAGTGAGTTACCTCTGTTTTCAATACTATCAGTAGCGTCAAAGTCAGAAGGGTTTACATAAAGGATATTACCTTCGGCATTCTTTAAAAAATTCTCTAATCTACTTAGGGGCATTTTGCTATCCTACAGCGACAAATCTATTCTTTTTATATTTAGACACTAAAAAACCTCCCAGATGAGGAGGTTTTAAAGTTCACACGGAAGGGATTTGTCGCTGGTGTCTTAGTACCACCAGTTATAATATTACCACTTAACTTCTTTCCAGGCAAGTCTTTCTTTTAACTCTTTTTGAAAAACCATAAGATACCGATGTTTACGAGACCGATCCCTCCACTCACCATCAGAACCTTTAATACTACCTCTAGAATGTTTAGTTCCATCAGTATAATAAAAGTCTTTCTTGGGATCTGTTAGACCGTAGTATTGAAAATTGCAAGCTCTGTATATAGTTCCAGTGTGGTGATCAGAGTCAGCGTAACTAAGAATAACAGAAACTGTGGCATCTTTCCTAAACCTCTTAATGCAACGACTAACGAACCATGAAGTAATATTATATTCTTCTTTCTGAACCTCTGGGTCTATGCATAAACGAGAAAGTTCAAATAAACCTTCTTGTTCATCTCTTTGGAGACCAAATGCACCTACAGCTATTTCTGGTACTGGGAGACCAGTAAAAACGCAAGCGCCAAGACACCTGCCAATTCTAAGGGGACATTCCCACTCAGTATGTCTGAAAAGCCCATAGTTATATCCAGATTTAAAGTCTTTAGATTCGTCTTTTAAGTAATGATGTGTATAAAGAAGATCTTTAATATCATCTTTACTAACTCTATCTATGTAAAAATTACTTTTCACTGAGTATAATTACTTACTTTTGTTTGTGTTTCACAATATATTCTACCGTATTCGCAACATCACTCATAGCTCCACGCAAATCTTTTTGACTACCCGCGTGTTGATCCATTGTTGAGGGATCTGTGAGAGTCCATCTCCATTGATCCATTTCTTTATTGTGCCAGAGATTTATGATCATTTGAATTCTACATTACTGATATTAAAGGCTATTGAAACTCTTTCTTCATTAGATTGATTTTCTTCAACACTGTGAATTAACCAATAAGGAAAAAGTAAAAGTTCATTCTCTAAAGGAGTATAAGGAGCAACAGAATTCCCATCATTATAATACATCAATGGTTCTGAACGAAGTTGCATATAATTTCTAGGATCCTGAAAAACTATATTTCCGGAATTATGTGGAACTTTTACATATAAAATTCCAGAAAGAAATCCACCTCTAGTTAAATGTTCATGTGGATCATTGGATGATCCATTATAATTTATATTTACCCAAGCATCAAAAGTATAATTCCCAATTCTTAAATCTGGTCTTTGGGGAATGTATTGTCTGATTTTTTTCTCAAAATATTCATCATGAAAATTTCCACCTTGATATCCACCATTATTGGAGTATTCTCTATTTGGAATATTTTCTTCATGTTCTTTAATTTTTTTATATAGATACTCTAAATCAAAGTCACATTGATGTGAAAAAATTTGAGTTGGAAATAAATTAATAGTATCCATAATTTTGTTTTAAAAAGCCCCCGGCCGGACTTGAACCGGCGACCTACGGTTTACAAAACCGTTGCTCTATCCAGCTGAGCTACAAAGGCAAAAAATCGGATTATTTCCGATCAAATTCAAAAAAACCTCCATTTACTTGCGTAAATGATCCCCATACATGTTCTCTAGTATTTACATCATATCCTTTGTCTATGACTCGATAGTGATTCTCGGATAAAAAACTTTCTGTTAAAAGAAAAGTATCTCTACCATCTTTATTTACATAACAATTTTCACAACAACTTTTTCCATGAAATTGGGTTCCATCCCACTCAAATATTGTATCGCATCCATCTAAGTATGTCAACCCATTATCACTTTCTTTATAATTTTTTGTAATAATTAAATCACCTTCTTGACAAACTTCTATGATTGTGGTTCGATATGGTTCTGATTCATGTGCATATCCTTGAGTAACTTTGAATTTGTTTTGTTCAATTGGTTTATGATTTAAAGCAATTAAAGCAAAATCTTGAGGATATGTAAATGCTTGTGTTTGATTGTCAAAGTAACCTGCAAAATAATCTTTGAATATTTCAATCATAAACTTAAATTATTACTTGAATCTTATTTATGAAGTGTACTTTATTGCTAAAGTAAATCTTGGACCTTGCCTAAATGAAGAAGCGCAATGTCTGATATTTGCATCAAATAACACGGCTCTGTTTGTTATGGGTAAAACACCTTTTATTTCATTATTAATGATGAATTTAGTTTCACCTCCTTGGTCTAAATCAAAATTTGGATTTGGATAAAACAATAAAGTTTTGTCATTTCCAGTTCCATCTATGTGGTAGTATGGTTTTTCTCCCGGAAGAAACAAATTAATATACATTCTGTATACTCTTTGTTTTAAACTAAATGTTCCCTCGCATTTTTCTTTAAAAAATTTAAACCAGAAGTCTTCTTGATTTAGAGTCGTTATAAGTCCTGTGGGAGGAGCATATGGAGCATCTTTTTCACCATAAAAATAAGGCGATTTTAAACAAAAATTATAAAAAGATTTTAAATCTAATTCTTCAATAAAATTATCAACTACTTTAATCATTTTTTTATTTTATAAGGTAGGGCGAGGGAGACTTGAACTCCCACGGGCATAAGCCCAACAGATTTTAAGTCTGGTGTGTCTACCGATTCCACCACCGCCCCATATTTTTTAGGTAGGACTGCGGAGAATTGAACTCCGTTCACACCGTTATAAGCAGTGGGCCTTAACCAATAGGCGACAGTCCCATAAGAACCTACTCTTGTTGGTAGGTCATAGGATTATACTTCAAGTACTCAAAGAATGTCAACTTCATTTCTTTTTGAGTCATTCCGCAATGTTTTGCAGCCGCAGGTAAGGTCATCTTTGCATGAAACAGTCCTTCATTAGCTTCACGAACATTTTCTGGGGTTGTTTTTACCACAGGTTCGTAAAGATTTCTGTAATTGATTTTGTAAAGACTCATACTAGATTGGTACAATCTCCAGGTTTCTTACATTGAGTTCGGTCTTAACATAAGACTCCCACCTCATTGCGTCTTCTATATTGTAGAACACCGCTTCGTGTTTGGCAAGACCCTTTTTCTTGGGTTTGAGGTACTGAACCTTATACTTCATCTGCAACCACCTCACCACGCAGTTCTGCGAGTTTTGCAGTTGCAAGACATTCTACCATAGTCCAATAGAGTTCACCACTCATCGGAAAATATTCATCAACAAAGTGGGCTGCACAATCTTCTTGAAATTCACGAAGTTCCTGCAGGGTTTCACGATCAACTTGCATTAGGGTTGTTGGGAAGAACACTCCCATCATACCAAGATATGATGAGGTCGTCAACAGGTTTGTGACACTTCTTCAAGTGTCACTCAAATTCTCTAAAGTCATTTGATTCTAATGAATTAACTTCCTGAGTTAATCTTTTTACATCATTAATAAGAGATCCTCTACCTCTACGATATGCCCAAGCTGTAGATTGTTTTCCATCCCTTATTGATCTCAAAGTCCCACTTTTTGATATGTATTCATTGATGATGGGCAGATTTGTATTTTTTGTTGAATTTAATTGAGTTTCTGCAGTGGTAATTGTGGTGTCGGAAGTGTTACAAGTTCCTGCAGAAGGAGCTAATGCTGAAGTTGAAGTATATCCAATACCAGCACTTGAATAACCTATACCAGCAAGAACGGTTATAGTTTGTCCTTCTGAAGCATAAGAAAAAGTATATCCAGTAATTACTAATCCAACTATCGTTGGAGTCAATACACCAGGCCAAGAAGTGTTTCCGACATAATAATAATCATATCCTGCCCCTACTGAAGGTTCTGATTGAACATATTCCGTATAAGCTTTAGTTACATCCGGATCCCCATTATTAATGAGTATAATAGAGTGTCCATATCCAGTTTTGTTATTATCTTTTATAATCCCAATTTCTATAGGATTTTCTCCATTTGTAGTAGGATCAAAATCTTCATCTGTTCCTGTGGATCTTATAATGAAGAAATTATCATCAGATGTTCCATATGGAGTTGTAGTACTGATGAAGATAGTAGGATATGAAGTGTAAATTCCTACATTAAAAATTGCTTGAGAAGTAGAAGCAATTGCTGGTTTACTTAAAATAATTGAATTAGTATTAATAGAAAATGTTGTTGTAACTCCTAAAGTATTAATTCCTGTGACAGAAACTGTAGTTGTTCCAAATCCAACCACTAAACTATCTGTTGAAGTTATTCCTGTTCTCCATATTTTACTTCCAGTTGTAATACCATTGGTAGTATTAAATCCGGTATAAGCTAAAACAGTAGATCCAACTGAAATACTAGCACCAAAAGTAGTACTAATACCCAATAAACTTGTTGATCCAAATCCCACAACTTCGGGCAACTGACCAATGGTAAAAATTGTAGGTTGTTCTATGGAATCTGTTATTGTATCTCCCGTTTGAATTCCTGAAAGAATTGTAAAACCTTGAGTAGTTGTTGTGGAATCATACACAACCATATAAGTACTTCCTATACCAACAGAAGCACTGGGAAGTTCTTTTACTGCACTTGAACCATAATCTCTATCTTTTGGTCTCTTATAGTATTTCGCACCATAATAGTTTATTTGTCTATAATCAGCAGCTATTTTTTTAACTTGATATGTATTGTATACTTGTGGTCCAATTGTACCAATTCCAGTTATTGTCCTTGATGAAATTAAAACCCACTCCAAATCATTTTTACATCCATTTGCAATTCTTGCACGATATGCATCACCAACTGCCGTTATTTTTGTGTTTATATCATTAATATATGCAGGAATTTTGTTATCGATGTTTGTGATTAATTCATCATACATATCCAAATCAATGTCAAGTAACAATAACATGTCATTGATTTGTTCTTTTTGTACTTTTTTAGATTGCAACTCAGTTTTAAGAGAATCTATAATTTTTTGTACTTTTGTTTGGGATGTAGATGTACTGAGTCCCAATATAGATTTTATGGAAGTTGCTGCTTCAGAAACTCCAGATGTAGTGCTTAATTGTGATGTTGTTCCTATACCTGTTGACATTATTCTTCGTACTCAATTTCAAGTTTTTCTACATCTTTTCTCTCTGCGTAAACAATATAACTACAGTCAATTGATCCGCCTGTGTTATTTACCACATTAATTTTTCTTCCCCATTCAATATTTTTAACATAAAGTTCCTGATAATGAGTATGAGGAGTTAAATTTACTGTAATTGTTTCTGGGTCTATTAAATTATTCCAATAGTCGGGTAGTTCTATTACATTGTTTCCAGTTAATTTACCTCTATAATATACTCCAACTTCAGGCCCTTCAATACACGCATGTTTTAATCTCATTCCAGGTTTATTTGGATGAGGTATATCAAACAATTTAAATGGTGCTGCTACCGAAGAAAATGCCCCAAGCCCGGCCTTAATTGATGTGCAATCTATGTCTCCACCAAAAATTTTACTGGTAAAATTAAGTGACTGGCAATTAATTAATGGAGACTCTAAAAGTGTTTCGACATAAACAGTTTTAAAGGTATTAACTGAAGATCCAACATTTATGGAACTTTTAATGTTAACTCCGGTTGTGGCACTCAACGCAGCTCTAAGTGTTGCACCTACTTTTGTAGTTAATCCAAATACATTTGCAATTGCAACCCGATTAACAACACCCGCAACATTTGTTATTCCAGTGATTTGTAATGTAATTGGGTGAAGTCCAGGACCAATCATGCAATTTGCAATAGGGAGTTGGGGTCCACCGGCACCAATCCAGACAGGACCATTTAACACAGTCGTTCCAGGTATAGATGGAACCGCAGGTAAGAATGAATAGTCTATCTGACCTACTACAAGTTTATCGCCAATATATTTTACGGGTTCTGCAGGCATATTTCACCTCCTATCATTCATCTAACCATTTCTGGAATTTTGTGACAATTCCCATTAATTGGGATAATATGGAAGATTGAGATTTTTCAACACCAGAATTTTGAGTATTTTGCATGTTTCCAGTCGTATCAGTTGATTGAGCGCCAACTGACGCACTGTTACTCATTACAGTGTTAGATGTTCCACCTTTCATACTTTGCACTGGAGCATTAACAGCAAAATGTTTTCCAGAAACTACTGTTACTTCACCAGCACCATCAAGGGCAACAACTCTAATGTTTTTACCTCTTAAAATTATATCACCATCCATTGCTTCAATAATAATGTCACCTTTTTTAGCTCTTATGACTTTTGCTGGTACTTTGTCAGTCCCTTCTACACCAGAAATATCATAAGATGTTTTATTGGCTATTTGTGTATGATTACCATCGGTGGTAAATTCAAATCCCTGAGCATTGTCAGTAAACATTGCATAATCTATTGTCCTTCCTTTTGCATCTACAGTTCCAGATTTTACTACAAATCCTGGCTTCTTTTCGTAATACTCTTTTGGTTGATCTGTCATGAGTTACACACAATCTACTACATTTACAACTGAACCTATTCCAACATTCAAATCGGGATTGTCTGCAATGAATTGGGGAACAAACTGTAGAACTGGATAAATCACAGCTCCTTCACCTGTCTTTGTATTTATGCTGACAATCGGAGTGGTATTGAAAGTTTGTTTGCATGTGCCATTTGATTTAAAGTCAATAATGGACCCATTGGCAGTAAGAATTGGTTGATAGAAACAATTTCCTACCTGTATTGTATCACCAGAAGTATATCCAAGTCCGGGTCGTTCGATAACAAGACTGGTATTAATTCCTACTACTGCATTGGATAATCTACGATTCCCAACATCTAAACATGGCAATTGTGTAGAAGTGGATCCAATTCCAGTAGTTGAAGCTGGAGAAGTTTCTTCCGTCAAGTTTGTTTGACAATATCCTTGACCAGGATTAACAATGTAAATTGATGTAACTTTTCCGTCTATAACCTTTGTTCTTGCTTGAGCGCCTTTACCATAATTGGAGTTATCGACGATTTTAATTTCTGGTGGATATGTATATCCTTTACCAGGATCACACAATAAAAATGTTACAATAGATCCATCAACTTCAGATATAACTGCTTTTGCTCTTGCACCGATACCATCCCCATAGATGGTCACTTCTGGTGGAATACATTTATAGAATCTAACTCCTATTGGCATTGGAGTAAGATCTTCTTGTGTCTGTGGATTTACAATCTTTTTTCTACAATCTCTAAATGGTGTATCTGAAGAACCAAAAGCGGATAGATATCCTAGTGAAAAGTCTGGAGTTCCTAGTGAATTTAGGATATCCATGTTAGATAGAACGCTTTGCCAACTATCTAACGATGGGAAAGATGCTCCTGCAAAAGGATCCCAAGAAGTCGTGCTCTTGCAAGCTAATGAATCGCAACTTAAAAAACTTAAAATTTGAGAAATCATATTCAATCCACCAGTTAAAGCGGATGCGATAGAACTAATTCCATTAGCTAACCAATCTAGACCTGATAGAATTGTGGATAAAGCTCCATCTATCATATCCGCAAGTTTATTTACTAATGAACCAGTTATTTCTTCAACTGCACATCTAGGTATATTTGGACTCTTACCTATGAGTCCATTTAATAGACCCATAATAAAATCCATCAAAGGTCCAAATAATTTCTCAAAAAGACAGAAAATAATATTTAAAATATTTTTTGCAGCTTCTGAAATAGGTAATTGTTGTGGTGATGGAATGGTAATACCAAGAAGTTTGAATAATTTTCCAATTAATTTGAATATGTTATCTCTCATTCCATTAATCACGAATTTCATAATGGATGCGACAAGTCTTGCTACCGATCTGACTAACTGTTGAACATCTACAACAACATTTCTGATTGGATCTATAAAACCTAAAGCAGTTTTTTCATAACTATTGATTGTTTGTATAAATGTTTGTAACGCAGTTGTTATTTGAGATAAAATATCATTTCCACAACCATTTTCCCCTTTGACTGGCCCAAGATCTTTTACCGTCTTTAAAAAACCTGCCTCAGCTTTATCTCCATAAAATAGTTGGTCTTTTGGAATGTTAGGTGCTCCATAAGTTGCTCCAGCGCCACCACTTGTATCAGTTGTTAATGGACTAAATCCTGGATCTAAATCCAAACTACCTGTTGCGTCTGTTCCAAACTTTGCATTTGAAAACATTTCAAATTGAGAACCAGGACCAAGATTCTCTTCTACTTTTTTAGCTGTACCATCACCTTGAGCTTTATTTCTAGTTGCCTGTGGTCCAGATGCAAATGGACCTTTACTTCCCGTAAAAGGTTCAAATGGATTTGGATTATCTATATTTTCTACAACAGGACTTCTATGAAAACATCCCATTACTACTGGTTGTTGAGCTTCTTCTCCATCTAAGAAGAATCCAACAACAGATTCACCACCAACAAGTAATGGAAGTTTACCAAACCCTCCCTGTGCTGGAGCACCATCAGATGCACTCGTTAATATGTGCGCCCAAGGTAGATCTTCGTCTTTAAGTTCATTTCTATCAAAACTATGATATCCAATAATTCTTACTTTACATCTATATCCCCACGCTTCTTTTCCGTTGTCAATGCGTGTTTTATCATTACGCCAATATTTGGGGTCGGCAACTTGTCCGACCCACCAAATAAAGCCGTCTCTTCCTAAGAAATTAGATTTTAAAAGAGCTTCATCAATCATCAGTCTTCGTAAATTTTACATTCAGCTGCACCTGGATGAGTATCACAGTAAAGTTCCAATGGTGTTGGATCGTGATCCTCACCGGGATGATTTACTTTATAAGCTTCTAATGCTTCTAATTCTTCTTGAGTATGTCTTCTTGCCTGTGGAGAGGTCACAGGATTGTCAAGAATTTCTTTGTCTTTTGCGATGTGTTCGTCTATGTTATTCATTGTTTTGCTCCATATAATCCGTAGGAGTCTCTAATGAGTTTTAATGATGAAATCATTTGATTATCCTCAAAGTGATGTCTTACTTCTTTAATTAAGTAGTTTCCACTTTGTTCTGGATCAACCTCACCAGATTGTGATGCATCAACTTTTGCAAATTGTGCGTAAATTATAGTTCCCGCTTTCAAATTAATGTTCATGGGTACTATCATATTTAGTCCTTGTGTGAACAACAAATTATAACGAGAAAATGATTTAGCCATATCTGTATTATCTCTACCAGAATCATCTGCCTCACCTTCTGCATCCATGATACCAATATCAGAAGATCTGAAAAGAATTCTTGATGGTCTGTTTCCAAAATCTTTTGGATATGGTAGTTTAGAACCTCCAAGTTTTGATTTAACTTCTGAGTTTAAACTATAAGTTATCCCATCAATTTTATTTTTATAAAGATCATAAAAATATGTAATATTTGAATACATACCAACTCTGAGAGATTTCATCAAATCAGTATTCTTTTCAAAGTTGTAGTTGATAATATTAAAGTTATTAGTAGTCACATTTGATTCCATGATACCCGGATCATATTTGTATTTTGGAATTGATTCTTTTGATGTACTACCACTTTGGGATTGTGTTTGCGAAACTAATGTATCTACGCTTCTAAAATTAAATCCATCTCGGTTTTCATAGAAAAGAAATCCAGCAACACCTTTTGCTTTTGTCCCACTATTACCCGAAGATGAAGTTGCAGGAACTCCCTTTGGACCCAACCAAGTCAAAACATGAAATGGTTTCTTAAGTGTTCCAATAAAACTATAAGAGTTTGAAGTTTTCTCTATGTTTTTGGACTTATACTTTTTAGTTTTCAATACATCCTTAAGTATAGCTTCTACATGTTCATTAATTGGTTTTTTGATATACTTCTTTTGAACTCTTGCAGTTTCGTTTGTAAGACCTTCTCTGGAACACAGATGTAATGTAAAATATTCTTTTGTTCCGTCTGCAACTATTGCACTTACTTTGTACACATACATTGCATAATCACCAGTAAGTTTGAAGTTTCCACTTGCAGTTTCAATGTCTAGTTCTACTTTTTCACCACCACGAATGGGTAATCCATTATAGATCGAATATGATGCAGCAACTTGAATGGTCATCATCACACAGGGGGATAATATATCCTCATAATAATCACAAAACACCATGGATCCAGTCAAGTCAATCTTCTTATTTGTTTCTGAAGATTGAATTTCGACAAAATTAAATTTTACAGAACTTACTGCATTTGACATATTAACTTCCCGATAAGTTGGTCAACAACATAGTCTTAAATAAACTATTTAACACTTGTCCCTCAGGTACTGGGGGCATAATTGTTGTTCCGCCACCTTTTCCTCCAGAAGAAACTACCATTGGTCTTTGTTGAGATCCTCCTCCTCCACCACCCATCATCATGGGAACAATCATAACACTATTTTGGGGTGTATTATATGATGGATATTGTTGTAATGATTGTGGAGCTACAGATTGTTGTGATATTCCTTGAACTTGAGATTGTTTTGATAGATCAACCGATGATACCTGTTGAGTTATCATCTTTGCAATTTCGGAAGCCCTTGAACCAGGACTTGCTATTTTTGCACCAGGAATCATCTGAGCATTACTATCTCCAACAAATGTTGTTCCTTTATATTGACTTGCAATTTCTTTTGCGGAAGCATCAGTCAAATGTGCGTATGGTATTGCACCACTATTATCTTTCTGTTTATATTGTCCTTTTTTAACAGTTGCACCCATCTCTGCAGCTGCTTGTTGAACTGCTTTAGATACTTCTGCAGTTTGTCCAACTTCGGATGGTGGAACCACAACTACATTATATCCTTTATCTTGGAGAGCTTTAATCGCTTGTTTTATTCCGGCAGCTCCTCCTTTTGAATCTCCATAATCATTTGTTCCAGCCATCAACACAGCAGTTGGTCTACCCGGAGTACCCATCAGACCAGTTTGTGATTTTACTTTTGGTTTTACTGTAACATTTCCACCAAATCTAAAAAATTTGTCGTCATTATTTCCAGAAGCTGGATCGGATGGTCCACCACCTTTTGGTAAATATTCATAATGTAAATGTTCTCCTCTAGAGTTACCTGCGCCTGGAGCACCAGGTTTACCACCAGAAAGTCCAATCATTGTTCCTGGTTCTATTTTTTGTCCTGCAGAGACAGTAATTTTACTTAAATGTGCATATCTTGTTGTTGATCCATCTGCATGTTGAACTTCTACTAATGCACCCCATCCGCCAGGATCATAATTTGAGTCTGCAACAGATACTGTACCTGGTTGAACAACACTAATTGGAGTACCTGCAGAAACAAGGTAATCTATTCCATTATGATTTCTTCCGCCTCTAGGTCCAAAAGGAGATCCTCTTTTGGAACTAGGCAAATCTCCACCAGAAACACTATAATCTCCTAATTCCCCACTATTTTGATTAGTGTTATCTGCACTTTGCATGTCTGGTTCATAGGGATCTTCATCTCCAGATTCACCCGCAGTTTCACCACTTGTAGGGCCCAATAATCCTCTATCTGCAGCTTTTTGAAATTCAGTTACAACACTATCAAACTTGTCCAGAACTTGTGGAAGTGTCAATTCAGTGGCAGCTGCTTCTAATTTTTGTTTTTTCTCCTGTGCTTTAAGTTTGGCTTTTACTTTTTCTTTTACAGTATCTTTACCAGTAACGGCTTCATATCCCCTATCAGCTAAGTAACCTCCCAAAAAATTACCAGCCATACTCCCAACAACAAATCCTAATCCTGGAACTGGTATTAGTGCTTGTCCTATTGCACCACCTAATAAAGATCCGGCAAGAGCACCACCTGCTCCAGCAGCAGATTTACCTACAGATTCTCCCTCCGCTAGACCAGTTGCAAAATCCAATCCAGCAAATGCTGCATTTGCAATACCAATTGCTTTGATTCCGCCTAATCTAATTTTTGAACCTTTTGGTATTGGTTTTCCTGCTTTTGCTTTATTTTTTCTACCCCCGAAGAAATCTCCAACCAACCCAGCAGCATCTAATGCACCACTTGCTAAACTTGATAGTAAACTTCCCGCAGATCCAAATGTTGATGCAACATTCAAGTTAGATAATCTTTTAACCTGACTTTCTTCAGGAAGTTTTATGGCTTTTATATTTTTTATTTCAACATTCATAAATCTCAAAAATTCATTGTATGAATTTTGAGTAGATCTCATTGTCGATTTTGATCTATTAGTGTTTACAATATTATTAAAAGCGGATACAAGAGGAGATCTTAAAGGTGTATTGGTTGGTTTTGCCATAATACTATCCGTCTACAATATTATAAACAATCTTAGAATATAATGTAAGGAAATTATCATTATTAGATGATGATAAAAATGGCACAGTTACACCACCTTTATTCATAATTGGAGGTGCTATTGATTTTTCACCCATTTTTGTGGATTGGGTTTGTGGACTCGCCATATTCATTGGAGCAACTGTAACACTAGTTGATTGTTGAACTGGTGGTTGTGCAACTGTCTGAGCAACTTGTTGTGCAGTTTGTTGTTGGCCTGGGCCAGGCGCAACTTGTGAAGGTGGTTTTTCAGCTACAGTACCTGTTGTTTGAGTCGCATAATACTTATTGTAAATTTCAAGAGATTGTGCTGATGTTCTATTGGTTTGTCCATAATAAGGAGTCAGGCCTGCCCACTGAGTTCCTGCTTTTTCTATATCTGCTTTGGTTGCTCTTTTGGTTGGGTCAACACCAGTAAGTCTTAAATTTGCAAGTCCAAGTTTATCCTGTATTTCTGGTGTAAGAGGCGTATTGGGGTCTATTCCTGCTGCTTTTGCAGCCCTTAACATAGTATCTGGCATGAATTGATATGCACCAGTTGCACCACTAACTTGACCTTTATAACTACCATAATTTACAGTTTTTCCTCCCAATCTTTGTGGAAGTTTTCCTGTTCTGGAAAGTTCTGCAGCTTCGGCAATAGTTAGTTTACCCCCAGCAAGTTCTGGAACTACCTGTCCTCCAAATATCTTACCATATCCATCTTTTCCAGCAGTTCCTTCCGCCTCTCTAATTGTCTGTAACCATGCCTTTTCTTCTTTAGTATCTGCAGTTACATCTCCAGCATTACCACCAGAACCTGGTCCCCCTGGTGGTTTTTTATCATCCGCTGGTTTAGCAGTCCCAGTACCTAGACTCGGTTGTTTAGGTGCAGGTTTTTGTCTACCTAGAGAGTTTATTGCCGCAGAGAATTTATCTAAAATTGAATTAAATCTATCCAATAGTGATCCTGGTATCATACCTTCAGACATTGGAGCTGGTTGAACATTTCCATCTGTGGGATCCATCATTCCACTTACGACTTGACTTCCCAAAGCACCAGTACCTACAGCTGCAGTACCTAAGGCGGCCATTTTTAACATCCTACCAGTTTTACCTCCTGGTAAAGTTCTTTTTAGTGGCCCCCCTGGAACATTAATATCTAAATTTAATCCGCCACCGCCTCCAGTCGCTTGAGGTAAATTTGAAAGTTGTTTGACAATTTTTATAATAGTTTGACGAATAATTTTTGCAATATCAAAAGTTTCTGCAAATACACTTTGTAAAGCTTTTAAATTATCTCCAAGAGTTTTTACATTTCTCTTGTTACCTAAGAATTGAATATAACCTAACGCTTCTTTATATAAACTTAAGAAATTTTGTAAGATTGAATTTGGAGTTGCAGAATCAATCTGATCCAATCTTTCTTTATAATTTTGTTCCAATCCACCAATAGCTCTATTAACTACTTGGGTTACATTCTGATTTATTGATTGTACTCTATTTTCTACATTGTTTAGAATACTTGTAGATAATGTTTGAATGATTCCTTGAAGATCTGGTGGTCTTGCAGCAACTCCAGCAGCACCTCTTTGGAACCCTACAATTTTATTTGCAGCAGAAGCAACAACTCCTTCACCAAGAGGAGAACCACCAGTAATAAAATTCTGAGCAGCCGCAGCCGTAGTACTTCTTTCTCTTGCAATACTAGCGGGATTGAGTGCTGAACTAATTGCCACGGTTTGCTGCCTGTTGTGCCTTTAAGTTTTCTTCTTCAATGTGCATTTTCAACAGGGTGAGATAGATATCTCTTTCCCAAGGCATCATGTTTTCAATCTCAGTCAAAGAGTATTTATGGAACTGCATGAGAGCGAAGTTAATACGGAAATATGACTCAAGATCAATATGAGCCATAATTAGCCGAAAAAACTTGTTAGACCCTCCAGAGTTACTTCATTGTTTGCTTTGGTGTTTGGATTAACTACTGTAAATGTATGAGATAATTTAGGCATTGTCTCAAAGAACCTTTCAATTTTCTTAAATTGATCGGCATTCATACTTTCAATAAACTCAACCAATTCTTTTTTAGTACAATCTGCAGCAGCCCAGGCTTCATCTTCAGTGAAGATGGATTCAATACACGAAGAAATAATATCAAAAGACTTTTCAATCGTTGATACTGATTCTTGAGTTGTAAAATCAAAGTTATTTTTGATGAATTGATCTAAGGATGGATACTTCATTTTGATGACAATTTTATCATCAAGTTTAATTTCTGTAGAATGCTCTGGATCTTTTTGAACCTTGACTTCATCCACATAAACTTTTACAGGAACTTCTGTAACTCCATCATCTGAACAAGTTACAACTAAATCTATGGATTCTCCTACAGATTTTCCACGAACATTGAGGAAAATGTATTCAATATCAAAAGATGGAAGTTCTTCTACCTTGACTCCTTTTGTGAGAATACAATCTTTGAGTACAGACTTAATTGCAAGAGTAATTTGTTTTACATCTTGACTTTCTAAAGCCAAAATCAAAACCTTCTCTTCTTTAACTAGAAATGGTCTGTACTTTATGATTTTTCCTGTAGATGGCAACTCAAGTTCATAAGTTGGAGTCGCAATTTTTGGTAATGGCATATTAATAATGTAATCAGATAATTTTATTTAGAGGGGTTTACATAGGGAGCAGCGTCGATTCCAGAATTAACTCCAAATGGTGGTGGAGTTGCTGTTGTATATGTATTGTTTCCTGTCCAAGAAACACTTGGAGTTGCAACCGGAACTTGGTTCTTATCTTTTGGTGAATCTGAATATTGATCGTAACCTGTACCAAAATGATTTAAAATTACATATCTTTCGTAACTAAAACTTACTGTCGTTTTTGTGATTGTACTGCCTTCATAAGTAACTGGCAATGCAGTTACATTAGTAGGAAATGCTCTAATGAATTTGTAGGTCAACATGGAGGGAGTTTTTGCCACATCTCTAGTATTTGGATCTATAAATATATCCCTTTCAAATTTTGTAATTGCAATATTTCTTCTATAAGTGTTTGGATATCTAAATCTAAAAAACTGGTTTTCTGATAATTGTCCAACTCCACCTCTAGGGTTTGCTCTCGTCAACCTACCCTCAGTGTTATATAAGGGATTGATAAAATTCATCCATTCTTCAAATAAACGAATAATTCCATATTCTGCATCCACATAGAATGTCATCGTAATTTCTGGGAAGTCTCTTCTAATGGGAAATCTTTCAACAATTCCTTGTCTACTTCCAATCTCCTCTGCCATTGACAAAGACACCCCAGGAAGAGAAGTCTCATTACACATGAACTCATAACGAAGGCCATTAAGATATGTCGATCCAGTATCTGGCAAAAGGCCACCCAAAACTCCTGCAGTAACTAACCAGGCATTGATATCAGAATCTGATCGACTGGTAATAGCAGTATCTCCAAGATAAAGAGTAACTTTAAATTGACTTGTAACTGATAGTTCACCAAATAAATCTCTTACACTAGGAAGAGCTGCCCGATCATCATTTGTATTTCTAGGCAGAGTCATCCTTGCGTAGATTGGATCTACTCTGTACTCATTTGCAGGAAAATCAGGCCTAAATGGTTCAGCCATCTATAAATATTTTTTAAGATCTATAGTATGTATATGAGCTATAAGGGAAAATACCGTCCAGAAAACCCCAGAAAGTATAAAGGTGATCCCACAAATATCGTTTATCGGTCTTTGTGGGAAAGGAAGTTTATGAGATATTGTGACTTAAACGAAAATGTGAACCAATGGCAGTCTGAAGAATTTTGGATTCCTTATAAAAATCCTTTAGACAATAAAGTTCATAGATATTTTCCAGATTTTTTTGTGAAATATAAAGATAAAAATGGAAATACACGAACCGTAGTCATTGAGATTAAACCCAAGAAAGAAGTAGAAATGCCAGAACAAAATCCTAAAAGACGAACAAAAGCTTGGGCATACAAGGTCCAAATGTGGATAAAAAATCAAGCAAAATGGGAAGCAGCAAGAGAGTTCTGTGCAGATCGTAATTATGAATTCCGAGTCATGACCGAGGAGGATCTAGGCATATGACTTGGAGAGATGAACCATATAAAGATGGAGAAGGATTTGGATATGATTTACTTAAACAAGTAAAGGGTAAAAATAAGAGTGGTGACTGGTTCTCTGGAAAATTAAGACAATACCTAGGAGAACTTGATCAATCGGACATTAATCTTGAAGACACTGGTGGTATTGAAGTTGGACGAATGTATTTTTTCATTTATGGTGCAAGTACACAAGGACTTAATTTTTTTGATAGACAACCTCTGACATATATTACTGAAGTTAATTATAGTAAAAACTATTTTATTGGAATAAATTTGCATTATCTTAATAGACAATTTCGTGAAGGAATTGCAAAAGGCCTGATAAATAAGTCAGATACAGTAGGTATACCTCGTAATACTATTCATCGTTACTTTTTTTCTGGAGTTAGTGGAGGATTTTTAAGAGTTCCAGAAAAAGATTGGCCCTCCGTTGCATTATTACCAACTGAAAAATTTGTTGATAATAGAGGACAACCATTTCCCAATCATAAAGCCTGGAGCAAACCCTAAGTGACATATTCAAATGTTAAACCAGGATTCACCGGCCAAAATGGTGTATCGTATAATTTACAATACGATCCATCCACTGGCGCCGGTAGAATTATCCAACAGAATGCACCTCCAGGAACAAAACCTGTTTATGAGAATGGGATCTGGAGTAGTTCCGCAACATCATTAGGTTTTTCATCTGCTGACCAAACACAACTTCATCAACAAGCAATCGTATCAATACAAGCAGCTTATAATAGTATTGGTGGAGTTAACTCTGGCGCAAAATTAGGTCAGTGGGCTTCTCAAAATTTCTCAAACGGACAACCAGGACAAACATCAGTTAATCCAGCATTACCAGTATCTGGTCCTGGAGGAAATTCGGGTAATGGAACTGGCGCAACTTTACTTGATGCTTTAAGGGATGGTGGCCAGGCTCTTAAAAATATAGCACAAAATAATAATTATTTTGGAGTTGGAAACGAATCAGATTTATATGCTGGAGGTTTAAAATATCCTGAAGATTTAATGATAGATCAACAAGATACTTTGGTTATTGATCAATTCAGATATATTGCAACAAAAGGTGAAGCAATTTTTGGAGGTATTCAAGCAGCAGTCAATACATTAAATAACGGACTTCAAATTGGATCTCCCATAGGGTTTCAAAAACCTATAGGAACTGTGTTTTTACCAATGCCTAATAGTGTTGCTGACAATAATAGTGTTGGTTGGGGTGACGATTCGATGGGAAATATTGCTGCAGCTATAGCCGCAGCAACAATGGGAGATCCTCTGGGTTCAGCAATTGCTGGAGCGGTTGGTGGAGCAGCTGCTGCCCCATTGGGAATACCAGCATCAATGGGTGCAGGGACAGTTATGATGGGTGTAAATTTAGATAATATAATTAAAAATGGTGGAGGAGCATCAGCAGAATTAACAGCTTTGCTTGGTCCTGAGTTTGTTTCCAAATTATTAAAACTTCAAGGTCTTGGAACATCTGCAGAATCTATCCTCGCAAGAGGTGCGGGTATTATTCCAAACTCAAACATGGAATTATTATTCCAATCGCCAAGTTTAAGACAATTTAGTTTTACTTACAGACTGTCTCCAAGAAGTGCCGAAGAAGCTGCAATGGTAAGAAGGATTATTAGATTTTTTAAACAAGGAATGGCAGCTAAAAAGAAAAGTGGTCAAGCTGGTGCGGGATCCTTCTTTTTGGGTACTCCAAATGTTTTTAAATTGGAATATAGAAGTAAAAATAAACCTGCATCTGGAGTAAATAAATTTAAAGTTTGTGCATTAACATCATTTAGTTGCAATTTTACTCCCGATGGTTTGTGGGCTGCTTATCAAGAAGGTCAACCAGTTTCCACAATAATTAGCATGAACTTCAATGAATTAGAACCAATCTATGATACTGATTATCAAGACGATATTATTCTAGCAAGAAATAGTGATCTCTCTCCAGTAGACAATAATTCAATAGGATACTAAGATGGCATATTTTAAAGAACTACCAAATTTACAAATATTAAACAGAACAAAGAACTTAGTTTCAAATGATGAAACTTCAGTCGTTAAAAACTTCTTCAAAAGAGCTAAACTTAGAGAAGATATTGGATCTGTAGTATCTGCATTTGAATACTATCTTGTTACTCAAGATGAAAGGCCTGATCAAGTTGCAGAAAAGGTTTATGGAGATCCAGAACTAGATTGGGTTATTTTAACATGCAACAATATTACTAATGTTCAAGATCAATGGCCTTTGAATCTAGATTCGTTTAACAAATATATGTTAGACAAATATGGATCTGAAGATGCTTATAATGATGTCCATCATTATGAAACTATTTCTTATCTCGATTCATTTGGAAGAGAAGTTTTTCCTGGAAGTCTTTTAGTTGATGAAACTTTTTATAATTCACCCGACTATCAAGATGTGGATGAACTTCCCCCAGGAATAACTCTTCCTCCAATCTACATACCAGGTACGCAAGCAGTATTATCTCCTGTTATTGGAGTTGGAAATACAATTGCAGGAGTCACTATTGTAAATGCAGGTTTAGGATATCAAACAACTCCAACGGTTACTGTATCTGCACCACCAGTAACAGCAAATGCTTCTGCAGTATGTTCGATTTCTACTTTTAGAGTATCTGGAATCACGACTATTAATGGAGGTCAAGGATATAATGGTCCTCCAGAAGTAACATTTTCACCACCAATTACATCTGTTCAAGCAACTGCAGATTGTGAACTGGGTGATGGAATTAATATTGATAGAGTTACTACTATAACTAATTTGGTTGGAGGAATTGGTTATGGCGTAACTGCCCCCACAGTCACATTTTCAGATTCTCCTAGAGTTGTTTATGGTGTTTATAACAACCAATCAACAGGTGCAGTTGGAAGTGATGTTGAAGGATTCTATTTTAAATCTGATGGTACTAGACTATACACCGCAAGTTTTACAGGATCAAATCAAATTAAACAATATAATTTAAGTGAAAGTTGGAAAGTATCTACAATTTCTTTTGGTTATGGTTTGGATGTAAGTGCTGATTTTTCTTATACAACTGGTATTGAATTCAAACCAGATGGAACTTTAATGTATGTGACAGGTGGAATAGGATTTAATTATAAAATCATTACATATGAATTGCCAATTGCATGGGATCTATCTAGTGCTTCAAAATTAAGTGAGATTACCTTAGCGTCTCCTGGTGGAATTAGATTTAAACCAGACGGAACATCAGTCTTCGTTCTAGATTATTCAAATCCTGATGTAATTAAAGAATTTACTGTTAGTAATGCATGGGATCTTCTTACAAGAAGTGGATCTGCAATTCGTACTTTAAATATCACAACCGCATCTGGTGATAATGATATTTTAGGATTCAATTTTAATTCTGATGGAACCAAGTTATTCACTACAAGTGAGGGTAGTTCAAGTGTCTATGAATTTGATATGGATTCTTGGCAAATAGATACCGCTGTATTATCATATGTCTTCTTTGTTGGTGATCGACTTATATCTCCATCTGATATTTTTATCAAATCAGATAAAGAAAAATTTGTGGTTGCTGGTGGACCGTTAGATAAAATTTTTGAATATAAGATAACTTCTACTGCACAAGGTATAACTCAAATTGTGAATGGATCTGTATCAAACATTATCATTACACAATCTGGAGTCGCTTACACCGAAGCCCCAACAGTAACCATTGCTTCTCCGTATCCAGCAGTAACAGCTACAGGAACAGCAAACTTGTCTAGTGGTATTGTAACAAGTATTACAATCACAAATACTGGATTTGGTTATACCGTTGCCCCAACTATAACGATTGAAAATGCCCCTATATCTAGACAGGCTGTTATAGGTGTTGAAATTTCTGGTACATCTGTTGCATCATATACAATATATGATGGAGGATTAAATTATGTCAATAATCCTACAATTACATTAGATGTGCCCGATGAAATATTAAATGTTGAAGTTAATGAAACTTATTCTCAAAATTTAAGAACTTGGAGATGGACTGGAACCATATGGCAAGAAAAAGTAACTGAGGAATTTCAGTATTTTGATCCCAATACAAATTTGATTGTAAAAGTTCCTGGATCTGTTTTATCGAGACCGATTACAAATTATGAATACGAAAATAACTTAAATGAAGAGAAGAGGAAACTCTTCATTATAAAACCTGCATATCTAGCTACAATTATAACCGATCTCAGAAATATAATGTCTTATGATGAAGACGGACCTAACTATGTCAACGATAAACTGAAGAAAACTTATAACGAAAAAATAATGGGTATATAAAAAAGGAGGGATAAAACCCTCCTTTTAGTTTATCAGGACTCAGCGAGTTTCTGGAAGTAACTCAGAGCATCATCTGCATCTTCATCATCTTCTTCCTGAACTGCAGGACGAGCAATCTCAAAGGAAGGGGTGGAACGCTTCGGAGTCGATTCACCACGGCGTTCTGCTTCCCACTGTTCATCCTCTTCAACAGTCTCAGGATCCTGTCGTGCGGGGGCTTTTGCACCCAGGACATAATCCAGACGCTTCTTCAGTTCTTCATAAGACTTGAAGTTTGAAGCAGCACTGAA